GACTGCTTCGTACTTGATCGGACTGAGCGAGGCGAGTGCAATCTTCATACGCGCACCAAACTAGTGTATTGCTTGCACATGTGACTTAGCCTCCTTCGTTATATTAATATTATAACACATGGTTGACTCAATGTACATTGAAGTTGGGAGATGCCGCTGCTCTATGCTCGGCGATTCCTGGGCGACATTTGGTTGGAGAAAAATTTTAAAAATAATTAATGACCCTAAAATTAGGGTCATTTTATTTTATGGAACTGTTAGGAATTCCTGATAAATATCAGTCTTGTTTCCACCATCCCAGTGGACGTCATACAACCAGTCCCCGGCATTAAAATCCCAACAACAGTTTGCCACGGTCCCTGCTACGTTTCCTGCCTTTACCCGTTCCCCAATCTTGTGTTTTTGGGAATGTCTCATTTTTGTTTTCCTTTTTCTTTACTCTTTTATTATACCAGAAATAGTTTGAAAAAAACAAGAATGTTACATTGCTTAATATAATAATAACTTATTGACTATGTACGAAAAACTTATGTAAAGTTTTTTAACAATTCTGTTTTTTTTAAATTATTTAAGTTATAATAAAGGAGTAAAGAAAAAGAGAGACAAAATGAAACTACACCTAAATGATTTACAAGATTTAACTCCTGAATCCCTCAAAAACCTCTTAGTTGAACTGGAGAATGCAAAGAATGACTGTCAATTTTACGGGAATGGGAATTTCTTTATTCGCGTGATGAACCTGCTTGGAAACGATTATCCTTTACAAGAGGATGAGATGAGCCTTGAACGAATTACATTCTTGATTTTAGAAGTAAAATCAAGAATGTAAATCAAACAAAAGCCCATTTATTTGGGCTTTTAAAAATTTTTCTCCAACCAAATGTCGCCCGGGAATCGCCGAGCATAGAGCAGCGGTAGCCACTAATTACTTAGGTCGCTGCCGCTACTGTTGTGCTTTAGGGTAGTCTGCTTCTCATACGAAATCCTCCGGTGTTAGTATGCGGCCGAACCCTTCGAAGTTGGGTTGGCTGTGTGTGCGTGTGTCCTCGGTTGCTTCCTTGCGGAAGATGTGATCGATCTCCACTGAGTCGAAGAGCAGGCCAACTGCGCTCATGTCGTCTAGCCCCACTGCCTCATGCAGCGAAGCCCAAGTGTATGCGTGCGCTACTTGGAATACATCAGCCGCTGCTTCCGCTTCGTCCTCACGTGCTAGTGCTAACATTTCGTCATGATACGACCAGAAGATCTTAGATGACAGTTGCCGCTCCTGTGCTATGTAATCATATACCGTGATGAAGACATCTAACTGGTCACGGGCGCTCGCCTGCACTACCCAGTTACCCCGGCTCGTGTAGAAGTCGTTGCCGCAGTACTCAGGGCACATGGGCTCTGGAGCCTCCCGACCGAGCAGCGGTGTCCGCGGGAACTTCTCGCTGCAGATGCGGTCGATCGCATTGAACGATGGTGAATCGGTGCCGCCGACGTACACTGGGCCACAGCGGCGACCCTTCCGATACGTGAGCACCTCCTTGGCAACCCGATGACATTCGTCCCAGGGCAAATGCGGCAACCCATGTCGTATAGGCCCAGAGATCGTCTTGACGCCGCCCATGTAAGCTACCGCATAGCCCACTGTCTTCGCATGCACCCGTGGGAAGCTGTCCACTCCCGCAAGCTGCGCAATCCGCTTCGCCAGCATTGAGTGCGAGTCCGTGCCCAAGTTCTTGTCGCCACTGAGAATACTGAACGACATCAGCGACGACCCAATGAACCCTCGTGTTGAGTCACCAAGAATCGCCGCAATCCGCAACTCCTGCCCGGTGTGGTCACCCTTAACGATGCACCAGCCCTTGGGCGTCTGCACCCGTGACTTCAGCTCGGTGCCCACCTTGTTCGCCTTCGTACTGCAGACAGTCAGCCACAAGTCGTCGGTCATCCGCCCAGTGATCGTGCCACCCCGCAGCCCAGGGACGATCACCCGCGCTGGCGTACCATCCGGCATCCGCCCGGGCAGAGCGTACTGAGCGAACACCCGTGACCGGAAGCCTGCCCAGTACGTCAGTGACTGCGCCAGCTCTAGCACTTGCTGCGCTGTTTCGTCGTCGGTGTTCGACTTCAGCAATAGTTGCTCAAACGCATCGTTGAAGTCCTTCGTCAACACTGTCGACACATTGCCCTCCTTGTCCCGCGGCACCTTCTCCACATCAGGACCGTAGCACAAGCCGCGCTTCTTGACGTAATAGATCGGGTGCCCATCCCAGCTCAACTTGAGCAGAACGCACGCTAGGCGACTCTTTGCCGACAGATGCCCCGCATGCCGATACCACTCGGGCATCCCCTTCATCTTCCGCGCCCGCGGCTTGACCGTCCAGTCGAGCTGCCGCTTCCACGGGCAGTCGTCGTCTTGCCCCTCGGCTACCCACTTGTCAGCGATCACCTGCAGCAGTCGCCCAATCTCGCCATGCCGCTCGTTGTACACCGCTTCCACTTGATGCGCCCATTCGTACCAGTCGTCAACCACTGGCAACTGGAACGCCGTAGAGCTTATCAGCCCGTACAGCGACGTTAGCATTGGGCACTTGCGGCGATACTTCGGAAACGCATTGGCGAACACCCGTTGCGTGTAGTAGACGTCGCGGATGTTGTACTGCACGAGCTCGTCCAGATGGTCAGCAATCTGCGTGATGTGCTCGGCGTCAACGAAGATACTGCGCAAAGTCTTCTTGCCCTCAGGGAACGGCCCCTCGTGACTGCAGTGATACTCGTACGTAGCAACCAATGAGTTGGCGTGACCGCGGTATGCCCACGGTGCAAGCGGTTGCTTGTCGCGGACTGTCACAGCCCAGCGCTGCCGCCCGCCAAAGCCATTGCACGCGTTGGTGATCGCCATCGTATCGAGCAGCATCATCCGCTTATCGAGCTCGGTTTCGATGTTGTACGATTCCGCGAACCGTGTCGCATCGAACGTGACAGCGTGGTTGACGACCAGTCGCCCAGGCCCGATTGGAATTAGCTCGTGCTTCGTGTACTCCGGCTCCCGCAGTTGCGGATGCAGCCAGACGTACCAGTCGCCTGTGACCGAAAGCGCTGCGCCCATGACGGCGAAGTTGTCGCGCTTGACGAACGTCTCCACATCGATGACGAGGCATTCGCTGTCCGGGTACGGGACCGATTCGCCGGTGCTCAGCTTTGTCCACCCATTGTGCAGCCTGTTCACGTCGACTTCGGGAAACTCGGGCTTGAGCTCGGCTAAGTCGAACAAGTACTGCAGCCGCTTGCCGAGCATTTGCTCCGCCATCGCTTCGACCGATTCTACGATTGTCTTGCGCTCGATCGCAGGTAACTTGAAGCGGGCGCTCGCCGGCTCAGTGGAGTCAACCGGCACCGCAATGCCGAAGCTCCCAAACTCATCGGCGACGGCTTGCGCTAGTGATATGTCGACTGTCGGGCGGGCTTTGTGCGCAAATAGTGCGGCATGTTGCCCGTCCGACAGCATTGGATAGCCAAGTGGATTACGCATCTAGTGACTCCAGAAACGACTCGTAATTAGACAGATCAAGCTTGCGGCCTGACCACTTGAGCTCGACCATTGCTCTCCACTGCATGTAGTCCTCGGGCGACTCCAGGCGGCAGCGGTAGAAGCACGACCGCCACATCCGATGAACGATTTCCTCGTGCGTTAACATAGCACCTCCTTGCGTTGTGTGTAGAATGAGCGTACGTCGTCCGTGCCAAACAAGTAGTCGAAGCCCTTGTCCTCGATCGTATGCTCGTTGGTCAAGACTACGAAAGCACGGATGAACTTGATCCAGTTGACGATCTTGTCCGCCTCAACTGTGCCTGAGTGATGACGGAACTCAATCGTACCGTGGCGTTGGAACGAACGTAGATTGATCTTGCAGTAGCGATCCTCTTGTGCATTAGCTAGATCACTGACCGTCTGTGCCTTGTTCAGCCCGTCCATGTCGAAGTAGCCCTTAGCTGAGCGGCAGTACGGATTGCTACTGCGGCGAGATCGAGGCTGAATAGCATCCAAATGCTCCTCGTTGTTTATCCACCGCTTGACAATGTCGCGCATCTGGTCCACTGACATATGACCGGCGCCGATGTGCAAATGCAACCCGCAATTGCGATTGGCCTCCAGCCCCATGTTCGCGAGGATGTCCGCCACCTTTGCTACTTGAAGCAACCCTTCGTTGCCCTGTAGCACCGGACTGACAATCTCATATCCGCAACTAGAGTCATGTACGATTTTCCAGACCGGCTGAGCTTCGTACCCCGAGACGATAGCTTGAACACCTCCGTCAACTAGGGCGTCCCGAACATGGTATCGATCGTAATGTTCGTGATAGCAGACTTCGATTTCCACTCCGAATGTCAAGTGATCGGCATTGCAGATGCGTTGCCATTCCGCTAAAAGCTCCCCAGTTGACCGGCCCAGGTCGATGTCTGTCAGACCGATCAACCTCATATACCTGAGTGCATCCTTCAACTCCCTCCGCTTCATGAACAATCTCCTTTGTATTCCTGTATATATCTATTATAACACAGGTATGTCTCGATGTAACCAGCGGCTGATTACGATAGATTATCTGACTGCGTCATCATATAACGTAGAGTTATCAAGCGGCCGGGTATCCGACCGCGCAATTGTTACCTATGCGTCACGGAGCACCTCGCTCAGGGTGATCTTGGCGACCGCGGCATCGCCCTTAGCGGCTTGGTATCGCTGACTAGCAGTTGCAAACCGCTTCAGTGCCGCTAGACAGTCGTCAATGTCGCCCTTAGCCATTTCCGCACCATTGAAGACTGCTTCAAAGTGCTTATGCGCTTGCAGAGCGATCGCCTGAGTGCTGTCGACCTTGCCCTTGAGCTTTACCAGACTGTTCAGCACCTTGACGGCATCGGCGGTGATCTCATCCACGTTGTCGACCTCTGTCAACTCAAAGTTCGCGGGAACGCCCAGAGACATCGCATCTAGGCGATCAAGTGCCGCCTCAGCATCGGTGTCAACTAGAACTAGACCTGGGACTTGTGCAGATATGAACTTAGGCATTGTGTATCTCCATCCAAAGTGTTCCGCCCGTCGGCGGGGTAGTATGCGCGTCCCTGTTACAGCGTGCATGTCGCCTCCGTGTACAGATGAACTTGGTCCTCGATGACGCCCTTGGCGAATGCCACCTGCCCGTCAACCCAGTACTGACGGTTGCCCAGGACTTCGCCCAAGTGCTGTGTTAGTTGCTCCCGCGTCGATATGATATTATCCATCCCGGGAACCGCAAGTGACTCGTGGAAGATCGCCGGGCTGCCTCCGAACGAGCTCTCGAAGAAGCGGCTAGTGACGACGTTCTTCTGATCAGGCGTGCCCAGGACGATCGACGAGCCAGACTCTGCGTAGATCAACTCCATGACGTTGAGCTTGACGCGCTTGTACGAGCTATGCCGCTGTGTCTTCGCCGCTAATTGGATGCCGAACGTAGCTGTGTCATAGTCGCAATCGAACAGGTAGTTGAGTGCTTGGACACGGTCGGGCTTGCTCCACCCAGCGTAGACGCAGTCCGACGTACCATCCCGCCGTGGGTACATTGGGAAGTCTCGGGCGACATGATCGCGGTAGCCGACTGTCGTGTAGGGCAACCAGTACCACGGCAACTCGGCCACCTCAGCGAGCAGTGGATTGTCGCCCCAGCTCAGATCGATGCAGACAACACCATCGAGCTTGCGGGCACGAGCTGCATCAATGCCTGCGACCTCATTCATGCGCTTGTCGTAGATGAAGTCCTCGTAGAAGTGGTACACGTCGTCCACCAGTCGCAACACTTGCACATGCGGCTTAACGTTCGCCAGTTGCTCAATCGTCCACACATGATGCTGCTGCATGACGCCACCAAAGAGGTTGAGCTTCTGTGGCATGTAGATGACAGCGTCGTAGTCGTTCCAGTCGGGCCAGTCGTGGTCGTCCTTGGAGTTCAAGTGAACCTCGTGGTTGCTAAGCGTCCGCTTCATCTTCATGCCAACGTCCGCTGGCAAGCTCATCGTAGCTTTGTAGAAGACTGCTCTAGTTGCTAATAAGATTCGCATTAATCCACTCGTTACTTACAGTTGGTACTTGGTCCATGAGATACTTGCCCAGCTGCTCGACTTCAGCCATGAGTGGCACGGGCGACATTGGCGGCATCGCAGCATTACTTGGGAACGTCTGCAACTTGTACACTTTGGAGAGGTCGCTGTGATAGACATGCATCGACCCTACATTGTGCGTGTACGTGCCCAACCGATAGCCCAGTGTCGCCGCTACCCACTCCATGAGCATCGTAAAGCAGAAGTAATCGTATGGCAACCCAAGATAAACGTCGTTGCTGCGCATCGTAGTCGTCATATGCAAGGCATTGCACCGCACGAAGAACTGAAACATGCAGGTGCAAGGCGAAGTCGTAGTATAGGCACGCTTCCACTTCAAGTCCTCCGCCCAGTACAGCGGCAAGACTGCTTCCCGAGTGTCGGGATCATCTTGCAATTGCTGCAGCAGCTGCGTCCAGTGGTTGTGCAGTCGCTGTCCGTACGCTGTGCCTGGGTCAATCGAGACACCGTCGCTGGAGTACTTGCCGTAGCCTTTGACATGCCGCACGAAGAACGGGACATCAACGCGGCCGGTTAGCAAGCTAACGAACTCGGCTGCAGCAAAGCTGAGCTTGAGCTTGCGGTTGGGATCGCGGACGAGACGGTTACGCGGGTTCTTAGACACCAAAGTGAAGTTCAGCACTTCGTGTGTCCGCACTCCACGTGGATCGGCAACTTGGCCGTGAACTAGAATCTGCCGTGCAATGTGGCCGTAGTTGGACATGTCGCCTTCGATGATCATTTGCAGTTCCTCATTACTTTTGATACCAGTGCTTCAGCTAATTCCACTTGCAACTTGACGCGCCATTCACGGTTACCCAGCAGACACATATCCGCTAGCTCGTTGGTGTCTTCCACGAACGGATCGAAGAACGCCGACACGAGCAAGTCGGTGCGCAGCCGGTTGTCAATGTAGCACGGGCTTCCGCACAGTAAGCCCTCCAAGTAGCGCATTGTGATGATCGACTTCATGTGCTCTCCGTTGACGATCAACGTAGCGCCGCTGTGCTTGATGAGATTGATGTAGTCAGGGTAGCGTACGATCGGTCCGCCGTTGACGTGGTTGGCGACACCCCTCAGGCAGAACCCCTGCGTCATTGTGCGGATGTGCTTGTTGTTGAAGAAGTCGCCCAGGCGCGGCTTGCGATCCTTGCCCGAAATGCCCGCATAGACGCAGTCCCACTCAAGCGCATGCGGCGCCACTTCCACAGAGCTGAAGTCGAAATTGGCGTAAGCGGCGACGCAGTAGGGCGCCCAAATCCACTCAACTTGCGTTGGCGACTTGACGTCTGTGTGCGGGAAGTTGTATCGCAAGCGGTTCCACAACGTCGAGAAGTCGTGCGATACGCAAGCGATCGCGTCGTACTCTCGCTCATCCGCTCGCTTGCAGAGATCGATCTCGTCCGCATCCAGCAAGTGCTCGATCAGCGCAAGTGGTCGCGGGAATGCAATCTCCGTATCGTCGAACTGGCAGACAAGCCGCGTGCTTTTGGGCAGACTAGCTCGCTGCCCAAGGTGCCACTTGCTCCAGGGCCACAGCTTGGTGCCCTTGCGGGCGCATGGCATAGTGGGCGTCCAGACTTCGTCGTAGTTCGCCCAGTCGCGGCGGCCAACCCAGTTCAGATCGAGCGCAAGCAGATGCGTCGCCTTGCCGGTGACTTGGACGTCAATCTCAGCATTCGGGTAACGCCAACGCAAGTAGCGGCCCATGTGCGTTGCAATCCCAGACAAAGCGCATCCACCCGTTTGGGGCGATACTTTAGCGTCATTACAGTACAGAATCTTCATTCGTAATCCCTAATTGATTTAGCTACTGGGTGCCGCGGGCGACGTACTTGGCCGCAGGTGAGGTACTTCACAGTTACGAGCTTGCCGATGTATTTGTCGCGGTTGCGCCAAAGCGTCTCGCCGTAGTTGTCGTCAAAGCCACAGCTGGCACGAAAGTACGTCCCGTCCGCCATGCGGCAGATTAGTGCGCCGAGCTTGTCCTTTGCCGAGCCGACTGTACCAGCTGCACGATGGATCGCAGTGTCACCGCAGATTTCGGGATGCATGTCGACTAGCTCAAACTCACCCTCAGCGAAGTTCTTGACTTTGATCAGATAGTTGCTGCGGCCTGGCACGTAGGGTGCATCCGTATATGTGAGCATTAGCCCTTCATGACCTTGGGCGACTACTTCTGATGCTAGTCGCTCAACGTCTGCAGTATGATTACATACCACTTGCTCAACAAGCCGCACATTAGGGAAGTCGCGGATGGCGACTGCAGCGGATTTCATGCGATGCTCGTACGGGAGGCTCAGGAAAATTGGGTCGTATGAGCCCCAGCAATTGAAGACGATGAACTCGAACTCTGGCTCTCCGTCGATCGATCGCAAGCCGCTCATAGACGAAGCGAACGATGCTCCCTTGGCGACTAATTCACCTTGCAACCCTGGCGACAGATTTGCTAGAGTGTTGCGGACGTGTTCGTTTGGGACTGGCTTGAAGTTGCGGCTGAACAGGTTCGTTGCGACAGTGCGCTTCTTGTTCAAAGCTGCTTCTTGCATAGGGAGCGTTATCGCCTGCATGCCATCGTATTTGATGCTTGCGATGCAGGGATACGCAATCTTGCGCAAATCCACATTCTTGCCTAACATTAGTTGCATAGATGTGGTATAATTAAAGTAGGTGGGTATTGATTCGACCTGACCGATAAACCATCCCGTGCGTCCCGTTGGTTGTCGCCTTGATGCCGTGGCCCAGGTCGTGCCAGTCGAGCTCCGCTAGTGCGTACTCAGTGAACGCCTTGACAACTTTGTCAAAGTCGATACTCGGTTGCAAGTGAGTGTAGCCCTTGAGGCACGTAATCAACCAACCGTCTTCAGTGAACTCAACGCGGCCGAAGGAGCCAACGAGCTTCATGAGCTCGACCGTCTTCGTTGCCTGCCACGAGGTGTTGCCGAGGCGAATTCTGCGGCCTTGATGCTTGGCGACATATTCAAATGTAACAGTGTAGTCTGGTCCGAGTAGCTCCTGTAGTTGCTCCATGTATCTCCTTGGTTTCCTTGTTATATTAATATTATAACATGAAGCCGCCACAATTGCATAAATTGGTGATTACAATATGTTATTGAACCTGCGCTCGTGTATAAAACGAAATTATCTGTCGCCCGAGGAGCAAGGGCAACTGCGGCAGCTGATGAGCACCATTCCACGTTACGCTCGCTTGAGCGTCAGCGCAACTAAGTTCGTAGTCAGTCGCCGCGTGATCCAAGCCGTGCGACATGGGCAGCTGATACCGCTGCCGCTGAATCGACTAGAGCAGCACAGCATTCCGCACCGGCAGGTCGTACTTGGTGCAATGCGGGAGGTCATCGGTGATCAGATTGCACCACTCAAGAAACGCGGCATGCACGTAGACCACGTCTACCCGTTCATTAGACTCGCCGAAGACTGGGCACAGTCGCGGCACGTATTCATCGAAGACTTACGCGTCATCAACTCGCGCAGACTCGGACGTAAATCACTCGGAGAGGAGCTTGACGCATCATGGGCGGAGTACCACAGAACCAACGCAGAGCTACAGCTACTGACGCCGCAGGAGAACTTACGGAAAGGCTCGTCCGTAGCCACATGAGCATGGCGCAATCGATCGCCCGCGGCTTCGCCAACCGCACCACGCTACCCTACGACTTCTTCCTCGACGAAGCACTGTTCCGCCTAGTCTACGTTGCGCAGAAGTACGACAAGTCCCGCGGTCCCTTCGGCGCATACTTTGCCAAGTGCTTGCGCGGCTATCTGCTAAATCTGATCAGGGACCACGCACGCCCGATCCGCGCACCCCGCTACGTCAGCGACTTGTACTTGCGGCACAGGAAGCTACGCGGCGAGTTCACGCAAGCGGAAGCAGCCGCCCAGCTGAACGTAAGTGTCGAGGAGCTAGACTGCATGTTGAGCTTCTACGCCGCCAAACACGACGCGTTCGCCGTGGGCTACTCGCTCCGCAGCCGCAGTAAGCCAGAGTCAGTGCTGCACATCAATAACTTCGAGGAGCAGATGATTGAGCACAAGCGCGATGAGTTAGCGGATCGGTTGGCGATGTGTTTACTCAAACTGTATGAATCACTAGAAGACGCATGAAACTATACGAGCGAGTTCATGTTCTACGCCCAGGCAGCTTCATTGATGCTAATGGGAATCAAGTAGACATCACGAACGAGTTGATGCAGCAGCTGGTCGCCTCCTATACGGAGAGCGGACATCGAGCACCAGTTACGCTAGGGCACCCCAAGGACAACGAGCCGGCGTACGGTTGGGTCAAGCAGTGCAACCTGGGCGACAATGGCATGTACTGCGACATGGAAGTAACGCCTGAGCTTGCAGAGATCATCGACAAGCGGATGTTCACCGAGCGTAGTGTCTCGTACTACAACTCCCAACCTCCAGTTCTGCGGCACATTGCGTTCTTGGGCGCAGTCCCACCCGCAATCAAAGGCCTTGAACCGCTGCACTTCTCCGAAGAGCCAGAGGGCGACATTATCGTCTTGTCCGACACCGTCGACGACGAGATCGTTGGCATCCTAACTGCGGGCGACTCTGCATACGCTCCCGAAGACATCGAAGCAGTCGCCGACTTGTTCGTCTCAGACGATGGCACCGAGATCGACGGTCAACTGACGACTACTGCGGGCGAGAAAGTCGTCTTCATGCTGCGGCGCCAGGGCGACGGCTCCTGGAGCCGGGAGTTCGACACCATCGTCAATGACGAAGTGCCCGCTGAGCTTAGCGAAGTCGTCTCACTGAGAGAGCGGGTGCTGAGACTAGAGCAGGAAGCTAAGATTGCGAAAGTGCGCCAGTTTGCGGAGAAGCTCTACAGCGAGCGCAAGCTCAGCGAAGCAATCTTCACGATGGAAGACCTGACGCAGTTGATGCTGCTGCACGATTCGCCCGACGGCCTCCTGCGCAAGTTGCTCAGCAAGTTGCCCGAACTTTGGGCAGGCGGCTCTGTGTCTGAGCCTGAGCCCGAGATAGCAGGGCTGCAGCCGCCCGCCGGCGTCAGCTTTAGCGAATCGTCCGTGTCTGTGCACAACAAAGCAGTGCGCCTCTGCACTGAGCGCGGCTGGAGTCCCAAGAACAACTCACACTACATCAGAGCACTGACGGAGATCAATGAGTAACGCTAATGTCATCTTTCCACACGCAATGCCGGAGTTCATCACCCTGTCGGAGACGATTCGCGTAGCTCAGAAGACTGACCGCGGCATTGCACTGCGGCGCAACGGAACCATCCCTGGCGTTGGCACCTATGCCGCTGGCATTGCGCTTCTCGACGTTGAAAATGACGAGCTAGTCGCCATCGCTACGTCAGGCATTGTAGTCGCCCGAGTGACAGCGGCTGCGACGATTACGCCAGACATGCTTCTATGCGTTGGCGCTGGTGGCACGGTGACGCCCGTTACTGCTGCAGAAACACCGATTGGTCGCTCACTGGACTCCTCCACTGGCAGCACTTCGGACAGTCCACATTATGTACGTGTGAAGGTTAACTAATGGGAAGACTTCAAGCATTGCGCGTAGTCGACACTACGCTGACTAATATTGCGCACGGCTACGCACAAGCTGAGTCAGTTGTGCAGTTCATCGCACCCCCTGTGCCAGTGTCACTCCGAAGCGGCAACATCATCAAGTTCGACAAGAGCCACTTCGCCGTCCTCGACACCAAACGAGCACCACGCTCCAAGATTCAGCGCGTAGCACCCGCATACGGAGTCGAGAAGTTCAATCTCGAGCAGAATGCACTAGGGGCGTCTGTATCGTTTGAAGAAGCGGAAGAAGCGCGGTCGCTGCAGGATCGAGTGCGTCTGCAAACACTTGCGACTAAGAAAGCATTAGCGTTGCTGATGCAATCGTGGGAGTCGCAGTCATTGGCACTAGTTTCCGATGCGACTCAGTACGAAACATCTAACGTCATCACCGTTGTAACGAAATTGGGCGATGCGGGTAGTGACCCCGAAGCGCTGATCGACAGTGGCAAGGAAGCGGTGCGCATGCAGTGCGGCGTCTACCCGAACTCCGCAGTCATCGGCCCTGATGTGTTCTCTGCGCTTAAGCGGCATCTAATGCTACGTGATCGCATCAAGTACACGTCCAGCGCAAGTATCGATGAGGACTTGCTTGCAGCGTTCTTCGGCCTCACCCGCGGTCTTCGCGTTGCTAAGCGGTTGCGCATCAATGCAGCGGGCGACCTTGAGGACATGTTCGCCAACAAGATCCTGCTGTTCTACGCACCCGAAGGACCAATTGCAGACGGCTTCATGCCGCTGGACGATGACTTCAACGCCAACCCGTCGTTTGCGTATACGTACACTCTCGATGGCTACCCGCTTGTCGATGAAGAGCGCGTCGATGCTGACTCCCGCGAGTTCGTCAACGACATCATCATCGAGCAGCAAGTCATCCTCACGGGCTTGGGCGCCACGGGCAAAGCAGGCGCCGGTTGTCTGATGACGGGAGTGGTGTCATGACGCTCGTTAAGCTGAAAACGTCGCTGTGGTACGCCAACGCAGTGTACAAAGCTGGCGACGAGATCGAGTTACCCGATGACATTGCGGCAACACTTGCCGCCCAGGGTAGTGTCGAGCTCAAGCCGCGTCAACGACGCACCAAAGCCGATGCAGGCGACAGTTGACGATTTCGTCAGATTCGTAGGAGAGCGGGAGGCGGTTGATCTAAGTTGCTTGGACGACGCCTCCAACCCTGCGATCAACCCCGCGCTCATCACAATGGCACTGGAGGACGCAAACGGCGTAATTGCGTCCTATCGCTTGCGAGCTGGAGCCGCTGGAGCTGACGCTATTGACCTGGTGCATCGGCGAACGCAGTTAACGATTGCGCGACATCTTCTGGATGTGCAGTTACGTCGCCCTGAGGTGCGGGCTGATTACGAGGATGCTGTGGAGATGCTGCGGTCGTCGGCTGAGGATCAACGCCAGCATCGGCTTGTACTTTGGTCAGCGGAACCTCGAATTTCTGATTCACGTACTCCTCCGTAGTCTCAAACCCGAGCTCTTTAAGTGACTTAAGTGTCGCCAGTAGGACCTCGGGTTTTTCCGAGTCAAAGTCGAACTTAAGCGACGGCGGCTGCGCTTCCGGGAAGTTCAGCTCCGTCAGCCACTTAACGAGCGTCATGCGCAGTGTCTTGCAGATTGATCGCGACAGGGACTGCGCTTTTCTGTTGCGCAGTGACACCGACACATGGTCTTGCGCCGCTGAGCCCGCCGTCTCCCGCCCCGCTGTCGCCTCGCCCAATATGAGCTGGGAGATGACGTCGTCGCAGATGTTGAACAAGCGATCGAGGAACTCCACACCCGTCGTTGGCGCCTGCACGAACTTGATGTCAAAGCCCTCGGGCAGTGTGATGCGCTTGTGTTGCGCCAAGCTACGGACAAAGCCGTTGAACTCGAGGATCTCCTTCTCCGATGCAATCGCCGGATACGACCCCACTTTCGTCGGCTCAATCAAGTTATCCGCCGCATCATCCCACTTCTCAAGTATGCGGTTGCGCCAATGCACGAACGGCTCGATCACCGACCCAAGCCCAAACCCGTACGGGTCTTCGTTGGGCACTACCCAGAACCTGGACAGAATGAACTTCCGCGGCGGTAGTGCACTAAAGTTGCGCATGCCCGTATACAGCGACGGTTCGCCTTCGTACCAGTACTCGATGCGGCGGAAGTCCTTGGGGCGGACTTCGCGGGCGATGACTTGCTTGTTCACCTGCTCCCAGATGACCTCCTGCACCGCGATGCCTGTGATCTTCGCCGTTGCCATCGAGTACACTAGCTCCTCGAGCCCTTGATCGTCGCCCAGAGTATCGAGCTGCTCCTTGATGAAGTCCGCTACTTCCTGCTCGTTCTCGCCCGCTGGCGTCACAAGCAGCTCGTGCGATACGATTTCGCTGACAAGTGCGGCCAAGCATTCGATGACTTTACCGTCCTTGAGCAGTTCGTGGTTGCGCACGTTCTGGGGCCGCAGCACATCACTGTACGAGCGATTGAACGGGTTGTTCGCCCGAGTCGCTACTTCGCCCTTGAGGAAACGCTTTGCCATAAAGAATCTTCCGTTTATTCTGACCAAAAGGGTAAACCGCGATGCCAACAACCGTCTACGGAAGACTAATGCTACCCAACGGGTCGGCGATTGCAGACGCAATCATCAACTTCATGCTTGTACCGCACGGCGTAGCTGACGACAGCTTGGTGCTCAGCAGCACCTCCACGGCAGCGACCGATTCACTTGGCAACTTCGCCATCGACCTGTGGCCCAACGAAACAGGCGCCACGGCGACAGAGTACGTGTGCACACTGCCCAACCTCGAAAAGTTCCGCTTCACACTACCCGATGTGGAGCTAGTCAACATCTCAACTTTGCGCATCAACACCGTCGACTACAACGCAGCGCAGCAACTCAGTCTACTTGGCGCAGTGCTCGAAGACTTGCGGGCGACAGGTGCGACGGCTCTCTACCAAGCGATTGAGACGATACCCAGGGGCACAGCCGTCGCCCTGCTACCTAGTCACTTGCTCACCACTGCCACTGACGCATTCGAGCCGTTTGGCGTAGCGGTGTCATCGACCGAAGCGAACGAGTACACCGAAGTCATTGAGTTTGGTGCGTTCTACGATACGACGCTGCAAATGACACAGGGCGAACTAGTGTACGTCGACGCTCTCGGGCAACTGACGCAGACGCCGAACTCTCGCGTCATTGGCATTGCAGCACAAATTGATACAGTGCTGATCTTCAAGTATCAGATACGCGACGATGCCGTTGGCGACCGCTGGACCTGGACGTCGCAGAAGATACTTGCAACTCTGCAAGCGCTCGTCGATGACACTACTACTTCAAGTAGCACGGTGTTCAGTAGCGCATTCGTCACCCAACTGCTTGCACCGCTTCAGCCATTAGATCAGCGTAACGAAGCAGATGGCTACCCTGGACTGAGTGCGTCTGGTCTCATCGCACTAGAGCAGCTACAAGCGCTGATTAGCACCACGCCCGCATCAGATGCTACTTACAGCAGCGTGGCAATAGATTCATTACTAGCAGAGAAACAAGGTACATCTCAGTACGGGTATGCCGCCCTTAACGTCGCAGGCCTTATCGCACTAGGGCAACTGCAAGCACTAATTAGCAACGCATCTGCTGCAGACACCACGTACAGCAGCGTCAAGATCGATGAACTGCTTGCGCTGCTGCAACCACTGTCGCAACGTAACGAGGCTGACGGCTACGCTGGGCTAGACGTAGCTGGGCAGATCACTTTGACGCAGCTGCAGAAGCTAATTAGTGAAGTCGCCTCTGCTGCGACTACGTACTCCAGCGCTAAGATTGGTGAGCTACTTGCGCTGCTGCAACCACTGTCGCAACGTAACATTAGCTACGCTGGTCTTGACGGAGGTTTGGTCGCCCAAGAGCAGCTGCAATCATTGCTCAGTGAAGTAGCCTCATCAGATGCTACTTACAGCAGCGTGGCAATAGATACTTTGTTAGCATTGCGGCAACTTGCATCGCAACGCAATGAACCTGACGGCTACGCTGGGCTAGACGTAGCTGGGCAGATTGCACTTGGGCAACTGCAAGCACTAATTAGCAACACATCTGCGGTAGACACAGCGTACTCCAGTGCTAAGATCGATGAGCTGCTTGCCGATACTGTCAACACCAATGCACAGGGTGTAGTTGAAGAGCAGTACACTCCGCAAAGTGGCAGCCTACTGACGTTAGTTGACCCCGCACTCTTCGTGCTCACGGGCAACCAACTCGCGGTGCCAGCGATGCAGGTGCGATTTGAGGACAGCTTGCTCACACTAGGCAACCAGACGTACACTGTCGCAGACGGGCACTTGCACATCAACTACTTCAACAACGAGATAGTCGTTGCCGCTGGGCGTGACTACCGCTACTTCCACTTTGCCCAGTTGCGCAGCGGACAGTTGCTCGTCTGCCCACAGTTGCACAGGACCGACGATTCGCATGACGTTAGGTTCAATGGCACGCACGTCGTCGGCACCATTACGTCTGAGTCGATTAACTACGCCGCGTTCTACGGCGACCCGTCGCAGTCGCCCAATGTACTCCAAGTCAACTACGCAACCACCAGCCCAGTGGACATGCTGTTTACTGTAAACACGGTAACAATTTGGGGAATAGAGTTGCTAACGCTCGTGGGGCACAACGGCGCAACTCGGTTACCGGGCGAACAATTCAGCGGTTCATGGGTGCCCAGCTTCGGCGCGGCAGCGACAGTCAACACCGCTACGTATGTAGTCGACGGTAGCATCTGCCACATACACTGCGACGTAACGTTCGATGCCACTCCGAGCGTGGAGCCAGAGCTTGGGGGACTGCCGCTGCCGCCGCTGCATAGCAACAACGCTTTCTCGTACTCTTGGGAAACAGCGACACAACTGATCGTTAACGGGTTTTATTTCGTATGAGAATTCCACTACCGCCCAGAGAGATACCAGACACTGGCATCACCGATGCCGAAGTAGATGAGATTACGTGGGGCAAGATAGTCG